TGTATAAGAGTATGTCACCAACTGCCCTTCATATATGGGCAAATTCAAAAAAATAAAATTAGTATTGGATTTTGTAACAGTTGTTTCCGCAAGAGTGACAAAGTTATAACTAACACCATCAATTTCATTCGATAAAAAGGCAAATCCTTTTGGTATAGTTAAAGTCGCACTCGTATTTGTTGTTGTATTTGCGGTAAAATTAATTACCGCACGTGACGATTTACGAGAGTATGGAGTATAACCTAAAACTTTGGCATGAGAGATGACAGAATCACGAAGCAAAGCAGTATCCATGAATGCTTCATTGGCGACCATGTTTAGATAATATGCTTGATAGTGTGTATTATAAGCAAGCAAATCAATCAAAACGGAAAGACCCGAACCCTCAAAATCATAGTCCGTAAATTCTGATTGTGACTTTAAAAATGTTTTTAAATTTTCTTTGATCTGATCAAAGTCAAGTTCAGTAACTCTTAGTGGTTCAGCCATTTTATCTTATACGTTCTAAAAAGAAATTAATCGTTATTGGATTCGACAAGTTCACAATAAAAAATGTCAGTGTAACTCTATATCCATTTTCATCAGGAGCAGGTATGGCGACAACAGATTCAACTCTAACTCTAGGTTCATAATTATTAATTACGTCTACTAAACGACGTTCAATAGATGCGCCAAAAACTGAATCTACTGGCTCAAATAAAAGAGCACGAATTGATGAACCCAACTCTGGTTGAAACGGCCTTTCGTAAAAATTAGTAGATACTAGATTTTTTACAGAATTTATGACTGCTTTTTCATTGAAGTGACGACTGACATCCTTTTTCACAGGATGAGCAGTAAAATTTAAGTCCAAATCTTTATAGGTTCTTTCTGATTGAACCGTTGGAATACTAGATGTTATTGTCGTAGCCATCGTTTATTTATTCAACCTCCGGCAAAAACATTACCTGAACCTGCCGCCACAGAAGTGCAAGCAGTCAATGCATCTCCAACTCTTCCACAACCTAATCCATTAACTTTGACTGTTGAAGAACCAGATGTTATTGGTGCCGTGTGTGGTAAACAATCGGGCGGTGGACTTGGATTCGGAAACAAGTGTACGGAATTGATATCTCCTTGTCTGCTAATTGGTATACCATTACAAAAAACATTTCCAGATCCTTGAGCCCTAACCATGCCAGAACAATGAGTCACATCAGCATCTCCTATTCTAGTTACTGCGGGCACGTTCTTTCTCCATTAGTTGTTGAAATCTTTTGTTCCATAACTCTATCTCTTCGTGCTGTTCATGTGTATGTGGTCCGTCGGGTATTTCTGGTAAAAATTTAATCACATTTTCAAAATCGTCAGGAATGTCCTCATAGTTATCATAAGTTTTTAATTCACCGTTTACAAGTATTACAAATTCGTGTGCCATATTAGTTCAGGTCAATTCTAGGTGCCTTAAATGTCATGTTACCGCCAGATGTCACTTTACAAGTTCCACCAATATCTGCTTGAAAATTTCCACCAACTTTAAGTGTAGCATTTTTGCCTACATCTACAGTAGCATTCCCATCAATATAAACAGTAACATCACCTTTTACATAAACTTGTTCGTTGCCAATAACAACTTCAAACTTATCTTTTTGTATTCTTTCTGATCGTGATCCATCTGGCGCCCACTCTGTGTATGAACCCGAACGATGATAGACATGAACACGTTCGGCGCCTTTTGTGTCATCAAACTCTAACGCATGACCAGACTCAGATTCATACACATTATTATATGGATACTTTGCTGCATAATATGGTGCTGGTTCAACTTTGCTTGCTCGTTTATCTTTCTTTGCCGCTACAATCTCTGATGGATAATCTGAGTCATTTCGTGCAAGTCTTGATGTTGTTGGTTCATCCAACTTGCGTGGATAATTTGTTGCAGATTCATATGGCTTCACTGGTGCAGCAGACAATTGTGCAGATGTTCTAGCGTCATTGAAACCTTTTTGATTATTACCGGACAACAAAGGTATGCCCGGCAAAACACCAAGAATTACAGGCTCTTGAGCATTTTCTCCATCAACAAAAAATCCAAATACCATATTACCTTCACGTGGAGGATATGGATTACTATTATTAGTGGGAAGTGCTGATTGTGCCCAAGGCAAAGCATCAGTTGGTAAAAGTGCTTTATTATCTGTGTGCCAACCAACACAACGAACTTTACAACGACCCAGCTTTAAAGGATCATTAATCAACTCAACCACGCCAACCCACCAGACGAAACCGCCTTTACCAGCAAAATCTTTATTATCAGTAGCTTCCATAATTGTCTATAGCCTTGTTTTGATCTGGTGTGCTCTGTGGTATAAAGTCTGTTTCGTTAGATGTTGTTGCTAGTTCTAAAATAGTTTCATGTATATCATACTTGATGACATGTCTTGCAGCGATAATCAAATACTTTCCACTTAATGAACGATCTTCATTCTCTGAACCAGATTCTTTTTTTGAGAAATCTGGAACACGAACATTCAAGTTAAAACCAGATGTCAATTGAAAGTTACCAGGCATCACAAGTTTAATTCGTTTGTTCATCAGATTAGCAAATATTGCTTTTCTTGCGAACACAAAATCTTCTTGTGTTTCTACTTTAGAGATGGATGTAGGATCATACTTCTTAATGTAATTACTATTCTTTCGATTTGCGCCAAAAATACTCAATGTTTTTCTTGCATCGTATGCTTCTGTTGCTTTCTCACCACCACGATTCTTTGATTGAGAAAAGTTTGCGGTATCGTTACCATGTTCCATTGCATTGTAGTGATCTTCAAATCCAATTCTTTTGTTCTGAATTGTTCTTGTTAATGGATCAAAACCAATAAAAGTGCCAGCCGCAACACCTTCTCTAGTTGTTTTCAATTTGTCTGATTGATTTACCACTTCAAAGTGTCTTGGGCTTAACAAGTCTTGTGCAGCATTAGTCTCTTCAAGATTCTTTGCTGGAAACTTTATCTTAAACAAGTAGTCGGCAGATAAAAGGTAAGACAATGATGTATAGTTGTATCCTAAGTTATTCTCAAAGAAAACATAATTAGGTGAACGCTTTTGATCTATTGAACGCTTCGCACACCATTCGATTGCTTCTATCGGCTTTAGATTTGGTATTACAATATCACGAATGCCTGTCGTTTGCTGAAACACTCCACGGAGTTTTTGCTCAGGCACTTTAAGATAGTTTACCAATATCTTTTTGGCGGCATCACTATAAGTTGTTTTGTAAGACTGATTAATCTTCTGTTGTTCTGAAAAAATAAACTCGTCAGATACAAACTCTAGAGTATAAGTCTCCGAGTTCTGTTCTATTGTGGCTCTGTTTGTCTGACGATAGATTCTGAAGGCTTTCTTCAAACGAAATGATTCCGAATCTGTATCTTTACCAATGTTTACCAGAAGAACTTCTGAACCGTCAAATAAAAGTTTAGACGATAAACCAATCGAATCAATAATAACTACCGCACCAGTCATGACCGGCGACAAAAGAGAATCGAATATGTTTAGTTCTTGAAACAGTTTGGATATGTCAAGTTTGCCAGTTTTGGTTACTATGGCAAGTTCATTAAGACTAAACTTTGACGGGGTTTCTGGTAAATTGACTGCCATTATTCTTTAGAGTTTAAAACTCGTTTAAGTTCATCCATTAAGCCAGATTGAGATGCAAACTCTGCTCGTAACAACTTGATTCTTCTTTTAGATTCGTTTGTATTGAGTTCATAATCATAATATGTTTCAGTTTCTTTTGAAACTGTTTGAGTAACAGTTGTTCCATTTTTCAAAGTGTATGTATTTGTTGAAGTTATAATGCTCGAATATGTTACAGCATCAACTTCCAATTTTTCTTTGATAGTGCTTTTTGTGGAGTTATTTGTAACTCTTGTGACAATTTTGTAATATGATTTTATATTTGCTTGTGCCCAAACTAAACCAGTTTGTGGAGTAGGATTAGCAGCGCCGTTTGCCGAATATTTGTCATTGATATATTTTGTTATTGTTCTTTGATCAAGCGGCCAATCAAACTGAGGATCAATAATGTCGTTAAACATCAAAACAATCCAATGTTTTTCTGGTGAACCATAATACTTGTTGGCAATCATTTCGGGTGTGTCACCATCTTGTATATCATATGGATAAAAGATACTTGAGTTTTCTTTTAATGCAGATTCAAAACCAAAGCGGGCGATGATATTAGTTACAATATCAACTGCATTTCTTTCGTCTGATAGTGAATATAAAGTTTGTGGGAAATAGTTAAAATATTTTGCCATAAAATATCTTTATTTAAACTTATTTGTGATGTAATCGACAGCTTGCCCAACTCTTGACTCAGACGCTTTATAACCACCCTCTCCACGAACCATACTCTTTTTAGTAAGAATAACTGTTTCTTTAAATTCAAGTGTTAATTGAATTGCTGTTGGCATACCTGTACGACCTAAACGAGGATCATTTTCACCAAACATTTCATACGCTGTCCACCCATTTGGTGCGTAGTTCACTGACATATTTGTAAGAACGCAACGACCAATGCCTGGCAAGTTTGGATTTGGGCGGCCGCCATAATAAAAAGAAAGTTCAAATTCTGAAGGAGGTATCAAAAGTAAACCACCAGAACCACCATCTAATTCTGGTGCTTGATGAAATCTCAAACGTTCAAGAATGTTTTGAACTTCAAGTGCTTCTTTTTCATCACGTGGATAAAACATGAATTCAAATGTAAACTGTCTGAATGATGGTGATGAATAAAGCAGTTCGAGCATTGGATTGTTCACACCACCAAGTGCCAAGAATGCAGCAGCTTTAGCAGAATTCTGTCCGAGTTTTCCTACAATTTTTTCAATACCCATCTGCACAGCCGCAGTAGCAGCGGGTCCTTTCATTTGACTTTTCGCAATATTACTAATATCCATTCCAGAGTTTATGTCTTGTAATAAAGATTTACCAGCAACAGCAATTTTACCACCCAACTCTTCACCTAATGCTGCTTCGTTATATGATTGTGCAAATGTGTATTGAAGAGTGTCGGGCATGTATAGAACAACTGTCTCATTCGTTCTCTCTGTTGTTTTAATTAATGACTCATTCTCAATACTTTGAACACTATTGATGTATGAATTTTGATCAATATCTACAGCAGCTTTTTGTTTTACTGGTCCACCAAAATTAGTTGCAATACTTTTACCAAACAATGTTTTTCCACTGGTAAAGTTATTTACTGCATTATCAATTGCACTGTTTATTTTGGAAGCAAATGATGGACTTTT